TGCCATGTGGCTAGCTCCGTCTTGCTCCAAGGGAGGAACGTTCTGTACATTACAATGGAAATGGCAGAAGAAAAAATTGCTGAACGAATTGACGCAAACCTACTGAACGTAAATATTCAGGATATTTGTGATCTTCCCAAGACCATGTTTGACAGGAAAGTCACAAATTTGTCCAAGAAAACTCAGGGCACTCTTATAATTAAAGAGTATCCTACAGCATCAGCACACAGTGGACACTTTAAATCACTTCTTAACGAACTTGCACTTAAGAAGTCATTTAGACCTGATATTATTTTCATTGATTACCTTAATATATGTGCTTCCTCTAGGTATCGCGGAAATAGCAATGTCAATTCATATTCGTATATTAAAGCTATTGCTGAAGAACTTAGAGGATTGGCTGTTGAGGCAAACGTCCCTATCGTTTCTGCCACGCAGACCACTCGTTCTGGTTATGGTAGCTCTGATGTTGAGCTTACTGATACTAGTGAGTCCTTTGGTCTCCCTGCTACTGCTGATCTTATGTTTGCCCTTATTAGCACTGAAGAACTTGAATCCTTGGGACAGATTATGGTGAAGCAATTGAAGAACCGATACAATGATCCTACAATTCATAAACGATTTATTGTGGGAATTGATCGAGCAAAAATGCGTCTATATGATTGCGAACAATCAGCACAAGATGATATTCTTGACAATGGTCAGGATGAAGAGTATAATAATGAAGATACTGGAAGTAAATTTAAAGAAAAATTTGGAGGATTTAAGTTTTGAGAGGTTACTATTCTGTGTTCAATCCTAGGGGTGAAAAAATTGCTGACTGTGGCATCGAAAGAGATTCAGTCAATATAATGCACTCACGGAATCGTCTATGGGATGGTCATTATTTTACTTTTATTCCCCTTCCAGGTGACATTATTAATGTAACTCAAGATAAACAACTTCCTACCAAAGATATTGTCGTCAATATGAACGGTGGTGTTGGAGGTAGTTGGAAAGAAGTTGATTATATTGAAATAGAAGGACAAAAACTACAACTACAGCAATCTAATTTAAAAAAACTATGAGTAACGTTGACACTAAAAAATACTTGGAGTTCGTTAATGCCGTCACTTCACAAGAAAGTAAAGAAGAAAGTGTATTCTTTGAGCGTCTTGAGTATCTCAAAAACAAAGACTTTCCTACCCAGCGATTGCTTACTGCTGCTGTAGGTATGTCTGCTGAAGCAGGTGAGTTTACTGAAGTTGTCAAAAAGATTATCTTTCAAGGTAAAGAACCATCAGAAGATAACCTGTTTCATTTGAAACGTGAACTGGGTGACATCATGTGGTATGTTGCTCAGGCATGTATGGGTCTCGGCACTTCTCTGGATGAAATCATGGAGATGAATGTTGAGAAACTAGTTGCACGTTATCCTGGTGGTGAATTTGATGTTCACTATTCTGAAAATCGTAAGGAGGGAGATCTATGAGTGCAGAAGATGGATTGACTGTGAAAGAAAATGAGGATGGTAGTTTCACCTTAGAGTGGGATAAAAACGATCCTCGTTATGCTATGTTTAATGAATTTAGTGAAGAGCAAATTACAGCAATGCTTCAGCAAGGATTAAATCAAATTATTGAAGAGGATGAAAACCTATGACTAAAATCAAATCTAAAAAACCAAACATGGCAAAAAAACAACATATTACAAAATCTGGAGACACTTTTGAGTGGGAAGAAACTGAAGAAATGCGTAAAGCAGTAGAACGATTGCATCAAAATATTCGTGATCTTGAAAGAGACCATGGTAAAAAAACTAACGATTATGGAGTTGGAAAATGAAACTATTGACACTTGAAGATTATCAGAAGGCAGGAGAAACATTCTGGCCAAAGTATTGGTATATTGCCAAAGAACTTGGAGAAGGTGCAAAGGCAGAGGATATTTTGAAGGTCATGGAAGCTATTGGTGGTGTTGCACTGAGACTTTCTTTAGAAGAAAAAGAAGCACCCTTTGGTTTCAACAAACATAAATCTGAAGAACCTGATTATAGTAGTATCTTAACTTCAGGACCTATAAGTGCAACACTTGGTTATGGATGTGATGATATCGCACTTTCAGGAATGCCCCCTAATTACTCATCTGTGGATGGATGTCCTCCAGGTACATCATATGTCAATGGTAGGTGTTACGATTTCTGATGTCATTATCTAAATCCGTAGAAGATTCTCTGAGGGATGCAGAATCAAATCTTAGAAATGCTCTTGCTTTTGCTGCTAGACAAGAACGACCAATGGTTTGTGGAACTATCTCTGAACTGATTGTTAAAATTGATGCAATTATTCAGATGGATAGTGTTCTTGATAAATTGGAAAATAGAAAACCAGGAGACAGTGGTTTCTTTGGTAATTTTACTCTAGGGGATGACGATTAAGTCGTCCCTTTTTTTCTAAATAAAAATAAAAGCCATGATGACACAATCAGAAGTGTTAATAGCACTTAATACTGCACTTCAAGATTATGAGACTCAGATTATAAAGGCAACTGATAAACTTACTGAGATCAGAGTTATTACTGGTGAGAGAGAGGAAACTAGAGCAGCAATTCAATCTGTACTTGAAAAAAATAATATTAAGTATGGACCAGCACCAAAAAGTAAGTCTTCTTTTACTGGAACTGAAATAAAAACTGCTAGTGAAAAGATTCAATTAATTTACAAGAAAAAGGGTGGTGGTGGATCAGGAGCAGGGGCTGCACTAACAAAACTTTCAGAATCATCGCAATGTTTATATGCTGGAATTGCTTTTGGTTTGGGAAGGGAAATTACAAATGCAGATATAACAGAAGAAAATGCTAAGAAGTATTCAAATCTTTATGATACTGATGAAAAACTTAGCAAGATGCTAAATGAACTTCCAGATGATTGGATTGATTCATGCACAATAGGTGCAAATAAATTATGGAATACATTTAGAGGAAAGGGAAAATTTGTATTCCATAGAGGATCTAAAACTGTAGATAGAATTGAAAATAATTTCAAAAGAATAAAAGGTATAGAAAAAGTTCGCATGGATTTGAATAAGTGGTCTCCAGCAGACATGTATATCATTAGTGACAAATTTGATATTAAGTGTTTAGATGAAGAAAAAACAATTCTTGGACTCAATCAGTGTATGCAGGAAAGAGTTGAAAACTTTACATGCATTGGAGTTTCATTAAAGAAAATTAAAAGGCAGGCAAAGATTGAATTAAAAAATGTCTTTAAAGATATGAAACCTACTAGAGAATATGATGGATATGAATATAGTGATAAGTCTATGGATTGTTACATTAAGATTTCTGGTGGAACTAAAATACAATTTAGATCTTTTGGTGGTCCAAAATCTTTAACGGGATGGCAGGGAGAAGTAAAAGGATCGCAGGCAAATCAAGGAAAAATTTCTTTGGGTCCAGTCAATATGATTTTGAAGAATCATGGATTTAAACCTATTCCTACTGATGCTGCCAAAAGAGTTACTGGTGATAGAGATAATGTGATAAAAGAAATAATGGGAGGATTTAAAAAGTATGCAAAGTCTTCTTCCACTAGTGCAATTATAGAAGCACAAGACTCTTGGTTATATTCTAAGTTGCAAGCAACTCAGTTAATAGATAGAATAGAAGGTATAAGGAATGCTGCTAAAAGGGATCAGTTAGTTGAAGATCTCTATCTTTATGCTTCAAGTCAATCTAAGTATTCGGCAGCTTACTATAAAATGGAGTGACAGTTTTTGAACTGTCCATCCTTTCCCCCATCCGTGCATAAGACGAGGTATAATAAGGATATGAAAAACACACACCTGGAACACCTGGAAGACGACATCCTGAACAACGGGATGGAAGGTGGTAAAAGTGCTATCAGTTTTTTGCGAGATCTGGGCAAAATGCTCAGTCAACCTCAGTCCAATCTTCGTATCACCACGAAGTGGGACGGAGCACCTGCCATAATTTGTGGCATCAATCCAGGGAACGGTCAGTTCTTTGTTGGAACTAAATCCGTATTTGCAAAGACTAATCCCAAGGTCATGTACTCTAATGACCAGATTGATGCAACTTATTCTGGTGAACTTGCAAAGAAACTGAAGACGTGTTTAGAGTATCTCCCTCAGTTGAATATTCGTGGTGTTGTTCAAGGAGATCTTCTTTTCACTGATGATGTTGATTATAAAACTATAAACGGAACTCAGAGTTTGATTTTCAAACCAAATACTATTACATATACAGTTCCACTGATGTCCGAACTTGCTGCAAAAATTTCCTTTGCAAAGATGGGAATTGTTTTTCATACGACATATTCTGGTAATACACTTGCCGACATGACTGCTACTTTTGGTGCCAAAGTTTCGGGTACTAGTGATGTTTTCGTTGCATCTGCAGAATTCAGTGATGCATCTGGTGTTGCTAATTTCACACGAAATGAGATGTATCAATACAATTCTTTAGTCAATCGTGCTGAAGGAAGTTTGAAGCAGTCGTCCAAGTTTCTTAATATTCTTCAGGATACTGGAACTTCTAAATTTATCATGGCAACTCTATTCAAACAGTTCTTCAATCGTTATATTCGTGAGGGTAAGAAACTTGGATCAGTTCGATCTGTGGCTTTAGATTTTGCGGCATTCTATTCTGCCTTGATGGACAAAGAAATTCTTACTAAGAAAACTGAAAAGAGTAAAAATGTTTATCGTAAAATGAAGCAGGATGGTTTGATGTTCATTGCAACAAATCAGAAATCAATTTATTTCACCATTGCATCTTATATGAATCTTCAAACTGCAAAGAATTTTGTAATTCGTAAACTTGAGAAAGTTGGTGACTTTGGAACTTTTCTTGAGACTGAGAATGGATACAAAGTCACTGCACCAGAGGGTTTTGTTGCTATCAAGTCTGGTCGTGCATTGAAATTGGTTGATCGTTTGGAATTTAGTCGTGCTAATTTCAATGTCCCTAAGACTTGGGACACAGTATAAATATTTTGATAAGAGTATAAAAGATGAAAAGTTTCTCCAATTTTATTAAGGAAGCAGCTAGTCTTGCATCTCAACAGGCTCAGAAAATGGGTCTTACTGGAGATGGTCATGGTGACTGGTATGATCGTGAAGGAAATTTGATTGCAAAAACTGTTAAAGGAAGATTGCAATTTTTTGATAGAAAGAAAAAGAAATCTGAAGAACCTCAACAACAGCAACAAAAACCAAAGGAAGTTGAGGATGATTCAAAAAAAGAAACTACTGATACTCTTACCGTAGGTTTTGGAAGATTTAATCCACCTACAACAGGACACGAAAAACTTTTAAATCATATTAGGAATGTTGCTGCGGGTGGTCAGTATGAAATCTACCCCTCACATTCACAGGATGCAAAGAAAAATCCATTAGATTCTGAAACTAAGGTGGATTTTATGCGTAAGATGTATCCTAAACATTCGGAGAATATTGTATATAACAAACAAATGAAGACTATCTTTGATGTTCTCAAAGGTGCTCATGCAAAAGGAGTAAAGCGAATAACCATTGTTGTAGGGGCAGATAGACTTCAGGAGTTTGAGAAACTATCAAACAAGTATAACGGAGAATTGTATGAATTCGATCAGATCAATGTGGTCTCTGCTGGAGAAAGAGATCCAGATGCAGAAGGACTTGAAGGTATGTCCGCATCAAAACTCAGACAGGCAGCAGTTGATGGAGATTATGAAACTTTCTCAGGAGGAATGCCAAAGGCGTTAGGTCCATCTGAGACTAAGAAATTATATAATACCATTCGTAAGAATATGAATGTGGGTGAAGACTTTGGTGTCTGGGAAATTGCACCAAAACTTGATTGGAAAAATCTTAGAGAGAATTATGTTAATGGTAATATTTTTAATATTGATCAAATAGTTGAAAATTTAAATACTGGAATTATTGGTAAGATTATTCGCAACGGAACAAATTATGTAATTTGTGTCACCGAAGCAGGTGAAATGTTTAAATCCTGGATTCATGATATTGGAGAAGTATATGAATTTGGTACAGATGAATATCGTAAATATGTTCAAAAAATTACACCAAATCAACCAGTTCGGGATTTTATAAATAAAAATAAGAAAAGTATTGCCACCAAAAAGAAAAATGCAAGACCATTGGAGTAAAGTCCATCAGGACATGCGTGCAATTTATGAAGAGATTTCTGCTCCTGAGAAGGATGAGAAGTCTGCTACAGCAAGTTCCGGCACTGAAGAACAGTCTAAAGTAAGAATTCGTGAAGCAATTTATAAGATTAGAACTCTAGCAAAGAAACAGGGAAAACCTCTTTCTAGAGCCTATCAGGAATATATTGCAAACTC